GCAGATAGCTAGACGCTTGTCAAGGGGGTAAAGGGGGGAATATTCAGCGAGTTTCTAGATTGCTTCAGGCGGCCGGGTCAGCCCAGCCCCCCTCCCCGGCTGAAGACCTGCTAACGGCTATCATTTGACTAGACACTGACTAGAATCCCCTGTAAGCCCCCTGCAAGCCCCTAGAATCGTTTTTAGCCGTTTAGATAGGGAAAGGTATAGCCTACCTGTCTAGCGTTGATTCTAGGGGCATTGTAGCGGGTCACTTTTCGGGGGGCGGGCTGACAAAGCGGGGAAGGTTCACAAGATGACAGCCGGAGTCTAGTCAAGGGGGGCCGGATCGGGTATCATGCTAGGAGGCTAGTATTAAATGACTAAACTAGGCAAAGGAGAGAATTGTGACAGATAGACCGATTGAATACCCCATTACAGCGGTTCAGACCTTCGCTGAGTCAGCGGCTAAGAAGCAATTCCTTTTTACGGTGGCTGTCCCCGATTACGGCACGGACGTTAACCGTCTAGCCCTTGTGTCAGTACATGGCATGTTGAATAGCGGCAACATTGGCGAATTCAACATGACAGCTAAGCTGGGCGGGGCTGACCTGACCCCAGCGGTAGTCAACGGCGGCGCTACTACTAACCGCTATCACAAGGGCGGGCTTTTCTATTTGCCGGTTCCCCCTATGGGTGACAAGGTCATTGAGATTAACACTACTCGCGCTATCAGTAGTCTAGTAGTGGTCTTCTGTCTTGTGGGCGGCGTTTCCCCGGCGGCCCCTGTGCGGGCTTATTCGGCGGTAGGTCCAGACGCAAGCCTAACCCTTGACGCTGAATTGACGGGCGGTCTGACCTTCGTTAGCGGTCAGGCGCGGCGGGGCAATAGCCAGATTAGCCCTACTAACGATCTTCAGGAAGTCCTGGCCCATGTCAGCCCCAATACTGAAGATAACGGCTATGAGCTTACGGCGGCTTTGTCGGCTGTAGTAGCGGCTGAAGCGGGGGCGGCTACTGTAGGCATGACAGGCACTAACGGCGGGATCACTGTCCTACTAGCGGCCGAATTCGCAAGATCGGAGGATGACGATGGTCCCGGCCCTACCCCTTCCCCGGCTGAGCTTATTGTGACAATTCGGGACATTCAGCCCGGCGGCCGTCTGGACATGCGGCATGTCAAGCCCCTTGACATTGTCCTGAAGGAAGACGGGACTATTGACTGGGATAAGACCCCTTACAGCGGTATCACGGTTAGCAATGCGGGGCCGGGACCATTGCCCGGCTAGACGGGGTCAGCGGCGGCTATGCCTACTAGCAGATACTTAGAAGCGGGGCGGGATTCAATCCCCTTAGATCATTCAGGGGTCACTATGACCCCTGAAGGGATCACGCTTATAGACGGGGTCCCCGTCTGGGAACGTCAGCCCTGGGAAACTAGCAAGGCGTATCAAGCCTTTAAGCAGTTTTATCTAACCCAGGCGGGGCCGCGTTCGCTGAAGGAGGCTTATAAAGCCTACCTGTCTAGCGTAGGACAGGATTACAAGGGCAAGGTAGCTAACCTTTGGCAAAAGTGGTATTACGGGCAAGACAGCAACGGGATTAAGATAGCGGGGGCCTTGACCTGGGGTCAGCGGGGGTCAGCCTATGATCGCTATACCTTCATTCAGGCAAGCTTACAGCGGGCAAGCCGTCTAGCCGATATGCAAGATCGCTGGTATGACATAGCAGACGAGGCGGCCGTAAGGTTGCTAGAAGCGGTTAGGACTTATGACCCCTTAGCTGAAGACCTGAAGATAGCTCAGATAGCGGCGGCGGCGCGTAACCTGTATGACCTGACTACCCTTATAGCTGTAGGTCATGCCCCTATTCAGCCGGTTCAGTTGCTAGGAAGTGAAGACGGGGGGGCTACTATTGACGGGTTGCCCATGTCAATCAGGCAACGTCTAGACGCGGTAGCCGTTATACTTTCCCAGGCTAAGGCGCGTAATGAAGCGGGCGGGGGCGGCGGGGATGAGGAACCTTAGACGGGCTTTAACCGAAAGACTCAGCCATGACGAGATCAAAGACTTAGCCTTTAATCTTGGCTATGAGCCTGAAGACGGGCAATCAAAGCCGAATACTATAAGGGACTTATTGATCTGGGCGGTCAGGCGGGATCGGCTGAAAGACCTGATAGCGGTTACTTACGTCCTTAACCCTCAGATCGACATGGAGTCAGCCCTAGCGAAAGACGTACTAGCCGATCTGAAGTCACGCGGCCAGGGGCATAGCTTACCCTACCCCCCCCTCAAAAGCCCCCCAGCGGTAGTCATTACTGAAGATGCTTCAGGCGCGGCTACCCCTGCTAGAAAGACTAACCCGGTAAAGGTCTTAGCCCTGATACTTAGGGCTATCCCTGAATGGTCTGACGTTGAGGAGCGTGAAACAATTCTAATTCTCATGGGGCTGTCAGCGGCAAGGTCAAGACTAGACCTTGACGGTAGTCCTAAAGAGACAGCGGATCGACTAGTGGCGCATTGTCTGACCTATGGTCAGCTTTCGGAGTTGTGTCAGGGCTTGCTAGACTATGCTACCCTGACCGATAGTCAGACAAGCCAGCTAAATGACGCTTTACCCCTGCTAGGGGGTCTAGTAATGGTCTAGATTGCTGGCAGATCGTCTAGAATCCCCTGTAAGCCCCCTGTAAGCCCCTAGAATCGCTTTTAGCCGTTTAGATAGGTAAAGACACAGGTCATTTGTCTAGCGTTGATTCTAGGGGCATTGTAGACGGTGGGCTTTTGCGGCAAGACCCCCGTAAAGGCGGGAACTTTCCCCGTTAGGATTTAATCACGCTAGATTTTATCTTTTCAGCCTGTGATATTCCCTGACCCGGTAGACAGGCGGGGCGGGCGGCCGTCTAATCTTGGCGGCCTTTCGTGGTAGTGTAGGGCGGGGCGGGGGCGGCGGCTTGCGCGGGTCTTCCTGACCTGACAGGTCTGGCCAGAATTGAGTCAGGTCTTCTATTCTATCCTTGACGCTTTGTACAGCCGGGACTAAAGCTTCTAAGGCATTAGCGGCGGTATGCGAAAAGACGGAGGCGCTGACTAGCCCGGCCTGAATTCCGGCGGCCATAGCCTGACCCAGAGCATACATACTAGCGGACGGGCCTAGACCCATGCTAGGATCGGGGCGGTAGGTTGCGCGGGGATGACCCCCAATGACCTGGGCATACAAGCCCAGAAAGTCACCATGACCCTGGGGGACTTGTAAAGCGTAGTCGGATTCGGGTAGGTCTAGCGGGTCAAGGTCAGCCGTTAATATGTCGGCTTCAGCGAATGGGGCAAGGGCTAGGGTTAGGCGGCCGTCTTGAGTCATAGCGTAATCTTCAGGAAAAGATAAAGGGTCTAAGGCTTTCGCGTTAGACCCTTGTCCTAATCCCCGGTTAACCCAGACAGGAGACGGGCCAGGGGCGGCCCTTCTGAAGTGGTGAAGGAAGTTGTAAGCTAATCCTTTACCGAGGATTAAATCTCATTCTAGGCTGTCATCTAGCAATTGTCAAGACCCATTTTCAAAAGTCAGACGGCGGGGGTCAGTCCCCGGCTATGCTGATACTTGCCACTATAAAGGCTTTCGGGGGTCTGATCGGTATGGAAGACAAGACTTTGACAGATACCCTCACCTATGAATAACCTGACGTGAAAGGGGGCCGGGTTGTGTATGCTAAAGGTAGGCTTTCCGGCCCAGCCCGGATCGTAGGCTGTCACCTGATAGATTAGCCCCATACGGGTATAGCTAGACTTGCCCTGGGTCAATACTGCGATATGGGGCGGCAATGACCAGCTTTCGATTGTAGTCACAAGGGCGAATGTCCCCGATTCCAAGACCGAAAAGGCGCGGCCATTGTCATAGTAGACGGGGGCGGCCTGAAGTATACAGGCTTCAGCTAGGGCGGCCGGGTCTAGTGCTTTGTCGGGTAGGCTGTCCCCCGAATTGAAACCGGGGACAGGATAATAGAAGCTGACGCTTTCTAGACGGCTGTCATAGGTTATAGAAGTCTGGCCGAATGACATTAAGGGAAGGTCTGACCCAGCAAAGCGGGAAACCTTTTGACCTTCATAGGGGCTAATAAGACCATTGTCCCTGACTAGGGCGGCTACCTGACGATCAATTAAAAGCATAAGTGCTATAATAATCTAGGGATGATAGACAATCAAGCAACAAAAGGGCTTCAGGCGGCGGGGGTCTTGGCTGACTATGAAAGCTACTTACCCTTACTGACCGATCAGGAAAGGCGACAGATCGCGGTCTTGCTGTCAGGGTTGCCGGTCCCCCCCATGTCCCTAGTAGACTTCATTCGGGGGGCGTGGCATGTGGTAGAGCCATTTACCCCCTATCAGCACAACTGGCACATAGACACAATATCAAGTCACCTAGAAGCATGTACTTATGGCCTGATTCAAAATTTAATCATTAACATTCAGCCTAGACATATGAAAAGCCTGTTAGTTAGCGTCTTCTGGCCGTCTTGGGTCTGGACGTTTAGACCTGAGACGCAATGGCTTTTCATTAGTCACAGGGAGGCACTTAGCACGCGGGATAACCTGAAGCGGCGGCGGATCATTCTTAGCGAATGGTATCAAAAGGAATTCGGCCGGGTCTTCAGGATGACCCCCGATCAATCTCAAAAATCATGGTTTGAGAATGACAAGCGGGGGCACATGATCGCTAGTGGTCTTACGGGGGCCATTGGGCTGGGGGCTGACTTCATAATAGGGGATGACGTTCTAAGTAGGGAACATGCCTATAGCAGGGCAAGACGGGATCAGGCTAACCGGGTCTGGGACGAGACAGTATCAACACGCGGCAATAATCCGGCTACTGTGGTCAAGGTCATGATCGCCCAGCGGCTTCATACGGATGACGTGATCGGTCATATTATGGACCTAGAAGCTGAAGGGGCGGATCGGTATGAAAAGCTGATTATTCCTACTGAATATGAACCGGCTAACCCTAGCCCGGTTACGTCTATCGGCTGGCAAGACCCCCGGACAAAGCCGGGCGAGCTATTGTGGCCGGGGCGCTACACGGCTGACCATATAGCCCGGCTGAAGATTAGTCTAGGAAGTATGGGGTCGGCGGCCCAGCTTCAGCAAAGACCCGTTATAGCGGGCGGTAACATCTTTAACGTTAGGTCATGGCGATTCTGGCGGCCGTCTGGGTCAAGTCTTCCCCCCTTCAGCTTACGTCTTCAGGACGGGTCTACCTTTCAGCCCGTTATAGTTGACCTTCCCCCCCTAACAATTCAGATTCAATCATGGGACGCGGCCTTTAAGGATCAGGAAGAAAATAGCTATGTAGTGGGTCAGGTATGGGCTAAGGCTGAAGGGGGTTACTACCTGATAGATCAGACTAGGGATCACTTATCCTTCCCCGCTACCCTGAAAGCTATTAGGGACATGACCCAGCGTTACCCGGCTACCCGGCTGAAGCTGATAGAAGACAAGGCTAACGGGCCAGCTATCATTCAGTCTTTACGGGTTGAAATTCGGGGAATAGTCCCCGTTTCCCCTGAAGGGTCAAAAGAATCTAGGGCGCACGCGGTAAGCCCCCTAGTTGAGGCGGGTAACGTCTTCCTACCACACCCGGCTATAGCCCCCTGGGTACACGATCTTATAGACGAGGCTGCTAATTTCCCCGCAAGCGTTTATAATGATCAGGTAGACGCAATGACCCAGGCTTTATTACGATTAGATCAGGGGGTAAAAAAGCCGGTATCAGTTAGACAAGGTAAGGTAAGGGGCTGGACATGACAAACAAGGTTACAAAGAGAAGTGCAAGCGGTCTAGCGGGGGCGGCCATTCGTCAGCCCCCCGGACTTGTGCGGCGGTCTAGCGGGGTTTCGGGTCAGCGGGGGGCGGGGCTGTCTTCGTCAACGGGGCCAGACGTTAATGCTTCATTCTTTACGAATGACTATGAAGATAATTTCTTTGATCAGCTTTCGGGCAATGAAGCGGCAAAGGTACTAGCTGACCTAAGCCCTGAAGTAAGCAAGGAAATTTATAACCTTTTGCGCTATGCAAACGGGGGCTGGGAGATCAAAGCAGTAGGGGCAACGGGGCGGCCTAATCGTCAAGGTCAGGCGTATCTAGACGCATTCATAGAGACTTTGTCGGCTACCTACGGATCGCTTGACGTGGTCATTAATCAGGCAATCATTAGCGCATTCGTTTACGGCGCATTTTGTTTCGAGCTAGTCCTGAAGGGCGGGCGTGAGGCTATTGACCTAAAGGCGATTGACCCCACTAACCTAGCCTTTGAACCTAAAGACGATCAGGACAGGGGGACGATCTGGGTCTTGGGTCAGTTGATTAAGGGTAAGTTTCACCCGATCACTTCCCCTACTGTGAAGTATGTCCCTATTGACCCCTTCCCTGGGACCCCTTACGGGCGGTCTATGATTATGCCCGCTTTGTTTGTCGGCTATACCCTGCTACGTATCTTGCATGACTTAGCGCGGGTCATTGCCCAGCAAGGCTACCCCCGGCTAGACATTGAGATAGACCTAGCGGCCCTTGCTGAAGCTATGCCCCCTGACGCGGCGGCTGACCCGGATCAATTCGATCAATGGGTTGATACGGTTATAGACGAGGTTGATCAGGTCTATTCTAGCTTGCGGCCGGGGGATGCTTATGTTCATACTTCAGTAGTGAAGATCAATAAGGCAATCGGCACTATGGACAGTAGCATAAGCCAGATCGGGACCCTGATTGAGGCTATAGAAAGAATGGTCATTCGTGGCCTAAAGGCGGCCCCCGTAGCGCATGGGGTAACGGCGGGGACTACTGAGACACATGCTAATAGACAATGGGAGGCGTACATTACGGGTATTCAGTCCCTTCAGCACTTGGCAGAGAATACCCTTAGCAGTCTTTTTAGCCTTGCGCTTCAGGCGAAAGGGATCGCGGCTAAGGCGGTCTTTCGCTTCGCAAAGGTGCGGGCTACTGAAGAATATAGGGAAGTCCTGACCCAGCAAGTTACCTTAGATAACGCTATTAAGTCCTATCAAGCGGGCTTTATCACACAAGACGAGGCGGCCGTTATGGTCTTCGGTAAACCGGCGGCCAGGGCTACCCCCCTAGTAAGTCAAGAGTCTTCAGGGGGTAACGGTCAGGACACAGGCACGCAAGACGGGGAGGAAGTTATGCGGGAACTTTCACAGGCTTACAAACGCTACGAGGAGCGGCGGGTTAATAACCCGATTGCTGACGGGGTAGAAGTCTAACCCGTCAGGCGGGGGAAGGGGGGATCATGATGGCGGCCCATACTGACGCTTTAGACCTTCGGCTTAGGGGGCGTGATCAGGCTGACCTGCTAGACGCTTTTGTTATAGATGACGTTATGCGCGGGCTATCGGTCTTGGCTACTAAGCCGGTCCCCGTTTATGCGCGGGCGGCTAATGACGCTCTTAGGGATCAATTATTCAGGGGGCCTTTACCCCAGGAGCTTGACCTAGAAGCGGGTCTATACAATCAGGTCAAGCCGATTCTAAGCCGGTTGTATCAAGCCCCATTGTCAGATAGTAACTTCAGGAATGCTTACGAAAGCGGCCGGGGTATTAGGGGCTACATTCGGGCGGCGGTAGTGGGGTCAGTGTCAGCCGGGGGGCTGAAAAGCGTTCTAAGGCGCGGGCTGACAGGGTCAACTAACCTGGGCGGTCAAATGGGCTTAGCCCTGCTAGGGTTGCCGGGGTCTTTTAACGTCACGGATAGGACGATCTTAGGCAAGATCGATCAGCAAGTAGAAGACCTGACTTCAGTAGGGGGCGGGCTGTCCCTGATTGACACTACCATAGACGAGGTATCTAACCGGCTAGAAGACGACAGGCGCAACGGGCTAACCCTGCTAGACGCTGTCCCCGTATTTAATGCCTGGGTCTTAGGTCGGACAATAATCAGGACAGCCAGCATAGTCCAGACCGAAAGCGTCAGGGCGTCTAGATTAGCTATGCTGTATGCCTTTATGGGCAACGGTATCAGCGGCGTTAGATTCTATACGCAAGGTGACGAAAGGGTATGTCAGCAATGCTACCCCATTCACGGAGAGCTATTTGACCTTTCGCGGGCTTCAGTGTTTGACCCTATGGACGGGGTCCCTAGCTATGCGCGGGTCCCCCTTCATCCCCGCTGTAGATGCTTCTATGACCCTGTCACAGACGGCTGGCTTAAACCGGCGATCATATGGACGGGCTTCTTACTAGACAATCTGTATGACTAGTAAGCCCGTCGAGTCACAGGTCTGGGAAAGAAAGCTAGGCTATAGGCTTAGGCAATTTAAGACCCCCGGCGTCTATGAGTTTGCTGTCCTTATGATCGTAGATGCTAAGGGACATAGAACTTACCTACTGAAAGCCCCTAGCAATGCGCGGCTAGAAGACTTGGGGGCTGAAGACATTCAGGACGGGGGCGGGGTATCTGACCCGGCGGCCGGGTCAGCGGGTAGCAGGTATGACCCTTAGAATATGTAGCCACATTCATAGCCCTTCCCATGTTGTGATCTGTCCTGATTGCAATATGCCTTATAGGGCTTGTGATACATGCGGCTTAGGCGTTTGCCTGTATTGCGCGGAGTCTATGATAAGGCGCAAGGCGCGACATGATCGGGATCAGAGGCGGCAACGGCGGCGCAAGACTGAAGACCCGAAAGCTTACGGCGGCTGACTTCCTTCACACAGGGGCCATAAATGACGAATTTTGTACTAAGGGTCACAGTCCCTTGTCTTAACTGTGGTCACTACATTCAGCTTGACTTTACCCCTGAAGACTCCGGCGCTTACCTATTTTGCCCTATTTGCCGGGTCAGGGCTTACGTAGCGAATGACCCAGCGGGGATCGTGGAGTCCCTTGTATACTATAGGTATTGGGGCGATCAGGAAGGTCAGACAGTGGGGCCGATCACGCTTGAGACGGTTAACCCTGATACGGGGGCAGTTGTCACTAGTAGGACATTCTAGCTATTTGACTATTGACAGTGGTATGTCAATCTGCTAGACTTTTCTATATCCCGTTACCCCTTTCTGAAGACAAACGTAACGTTAACCGGGGACCCTACAGGGTCAGGGAAGGGGAATGAATACAATAGGGCGGTCAGACAAGATCGGCTAATCAAGCGGCGTAATGGAAGACAGCCGATTGACCTAACCCTTATATAATCGAGGTTTCATTTCTCCTCAAAGCGAATAAAGACCGGGCCTTGTCACCCGGTCTTTATTCACTCACTACGGGGTTAGCAGGTCTTTGGCCCCCCTTGTATAATGACCTGACTAATTAGTTATGCGGGGCTAATAAGATAAGGAGGCGGTCAAGTAAGCGACATGACTCCAGTAGCGCAAGGCGATCACTACGTTCTATATCAAGGGGACTGTAGGCAAGTCCTGGCCGATCTTCCTGAAGATAGCGTAGATACTGCGATAGTTGACCCCCCTTATGGACTTGACTTTATGGGGGCCGGTTGGGATCGCGCTGTCCCCGGCCCTGAATACTGGGCGGCGGTCAAGCGGGTACTCAAGCCGGGCGGTAGCTTGTTTGTATTCGGCGGGTCTAGAACATTTCACAGGGTAGCAGTAGCCATAGAAGACGGCGGCTTTTCAATCGCTGATTGTCTATTCTGGCTTTACGCAACGGGCAAGCCTAACGGTAGACGGATCAACTTAGATATGACCGGCCCTGAAGCTGAAGCATGGTCAGGCTATCATACGGGGGGGCTAAAGCCTAGCTATGAACCGATTCTATTAGCGGTTAAGGAAAGCCCCCTAAACGCGGCCGAGAATGCGCGGGCTTACGGGGTCAGCGGCTTAGATATGAATGGGGCGGGGACAATGCGGGGAACCTTCCCCACTAACATTATTCTAGACCGAGAGACAGCTAATCAGCTTGACGCGGCTAACTACCATGACCCGGACCCTAGTAACGACAGGGATCGTAATCCCTCCCGCTATTTCACTATCCTAGACCCTGACCCTGACCTGACGAAAGTAGAAGACGCTGACCCTTACATGATTGACCCTTTATCCTTCCCCCTTATCTACTGCCCGAAAGCTGACAGGGAGGAAAGGGACGCGGGTCTAGACAGTCTTCCCCTTCAGCCTGTAGGGGTCTTAAAGGGGCGTAGGGACGGATCGCTAGGGTCTATGCCTATGGGCCGTAACCCATACTACACGGTCAAGCCTATTAGCCTTATGAGGCACTTGGCTACTCTATCGGCTACCCCTGAAGGGGGGACGGTCTTAGACTGTTTCATGGGGACGGGGTCAACGGGGATCGGGGCAATCTTGGCGGGGCGGCCGTTATTTATCGGCATAGACAGCAATCCCCTAGCTATCAATATTGCCAAGATGCGGCTTGACCATTGGACAGCTAACAGACCCATTCAGCAATTAAGGCTAATCTAGCATGACTATTGTCAGCTACTACGGGGGCAAGCAACGATTAGCAAGCAAGATCGCTAAACTACTTCCTCCCCATACAGTCTACGGGGAACCTTTCGCGGGCGGGCTTGCTGTCATGTTCGCTAAAGGTCTTCCGATAGTTACCAGGGATGATTCATACAGAGAAGCGATCAATGATACGAATAGGGCGCTAATAACCCTTTACAGGGTATGTCAGGATCGGGCCGGGCGGCGGGAGCTTCTAATCCGGCTACGCTATACCCCCTTCGCAAAGGAAGAATACAGGCGGGCGGTAGCTATCTACAATGACCCTGAAGGTCATAGCGATCTTGACGTGGCCTGGGCTACATTCGTCAATCTAACTATGTCCTTTGCGAATAAGGCTAGTAGCGGCTGGGGCTTCAGTATGCTAGGGGGGAACATTGTCACAACTTACGATAACCGAAAGGTCAGACTAGCCAAGACCCTGGCTAGATTTTCAGGGGTCAGCATAGATTGTCAGGACGCGCTAACCTTCATAGATACATGGGACAGCCCCCATACTTGTTTTTATTGTGATCCTCCCTACCCTGATACTACACAGGGACACTACAGCGGCTATAGTCAGGAAGACTTTCAGCGGCTAGTAGACAAGCTGTCTACCTGTCAAGCGTCCTTTGTCCTTAGCTGCTATGCTAATCAGGCGGTCCCTGAAGAATGGGCAAGGGTTGAATTTTCGGCTAGTGTTTCGGCCGCTAATGGAAGACAGCGGGTCAGCGGTCAAGCTAAGCTAAGGTCTACAGAGGTTGTCTGGGTCATGGATCGTAGCCATGCGGTAAGGGCTGACATTCAGCCCCGGCTATGGACTCCGTCTATAGGACCCTACCCTATCGGGCGGCTGAAGGGCAATCAGGCGGCCTTACCCCTGTCCCCATGACCCCCGGCGGCCGGGTCAACGGGTCAGCCCGTCAAGTCCTAATGCAAAGGGGCGGCCGTCTTGACCCGGCCCTGAAGACCCGAAAGGGGGCCGTCTAGCTGAATGTTAAATAATCCGAACATGGGCAAGACCATAGCCTGACCCCCGTCTAGCTAAATGTTAAAGGAAACTAGGCTATAAAATGCCCCTAAAGTCTAAAGGGCTGAAATGCCCTAAAACGGGCCTATAAGGTCTTCTGTGACTTTTCGCACCTTCGGCCATACGGCTAACCGTTTATTTCTATCCCGTTGAATCTAGGGCCATTGTAGAAGACCCTCTAAGCCCCAAAATTCGCGTTTTAAGCGATTTTATAGACAGGGCGCTAGGGGGGTAGCCTGAAAAGCTAGACGCAATTCTTTAACATTCGGGCGGGTCTTCCTTTCCCCAGAATGGCAAAAGCAGTAGCGCAAGCATTAGCGCGGCCCTTCAGCGGGGCGGGGCGGCCGGGTCTTTGCATTAGCGGGGCAAGCTAGACGGTCAATAAGCCTGGGAACTTTCGGTTAAATTGCCTGAGTGATCTTGACTTATTTTTTAACATAGCTAGAATCTTAGTAAGACGTGAAACGTCAGATACACGGTCCAGACCTTCAGCGGGGCTGGGCCGTTTTTATTTGGCTGAAGGGATCGGGTCTATGACTACTTTTTATGATGATATTGATCGGTCTGAATTCATTCAGCGGGCTAGTATCATTCCAGCTAGGATCGGTTACAAGCCCGGCTATGAGTCCCTTTCGGGGCGGGCTGAAGCTAACCTACTCCCCAGTATGGGGGAAGACGTAGACCTAGAAACCCTTTTCACGTTTCCGGCGATCATTAGTAATACGCGGGTAGACAGCTACTTTACCCGAATGAGTCCCCGGACCCTTAACGGCTTTGTAAGATCGCTAAAGGAAGGAGTCCCCTTCCTAGACAGTCATAATACCTTTCGTCTTCCTATCGGGCGGTCTTATAACGGCTACAAAGACGAAAGCCGAGGGCTATCTGAAGCGGTCGGCTACTTCTTTATACGTAAGGGGATTAACCTGGGCGGGGGCCATTCCTACGCTACTACAAACGATTACGCTACAGCGATTGACAGCCGGATCATTACGGCTGTAAGTGTTGGCTTTACGGGCGGGGAGTGGTCTTGCGATATTTGCGGCAATGACTACTGGTCTGAAGACTGTACTCACGTAGCGGGCATGACCTACGGGGATCAGACCGCTACTGTAACAATTGACGGCGCTAACCTTGCTGAAGTGTCAGCCGTCTGGGAAGGGGCTACCCCCGGCGCAACGATTCAAAAAGCCTTACTAGCGCAAGAGGCGGGGGTCCTTACCCAGACTCAAGTCAGGGTCTTGTCTGACAGATTCGGGGTTCAGCTACCCCCTAAGTCTAAGGCTGTCCCTGTAAGGAGTGAAGGTATGAAGAAAAGAATTGCTGAAGACGTTGTGACGGCTGACGCGGGTCAAGCTGAAGACGTTGTGACGGCTGACGCGGGTCAAGCTGACGCGGGTCAAGCTGAAGACGTTGTGACGGCTGACGCGGGTCAAGCTGACGCGGGTCAGGCTGAAGACGTTGTGACGGCTGACGCGGGTCAAGCTGACGCGGGTCAGGCTGAAGACGTTGTGACGGCTGACCCTGAATTGATCGCGGATTACGAAAGGGCTTTGTCAGCCATGCGCGAGGCATTCGGGGAAGACGTTGAGACGCTAGGGGAGGGGGTTGCGCGGCTGATTGCTGAAGCGGGCGGCTTGCGCGAGGCGGCCGGGTCCCTTCGGTCTGAAGTGGCGCGGCTGACTGACCTTGCGGCAATCGGTGAGACTTATCGGGCCGATCTGATTGCTGAGACACTGTCTGAAGGGGTACGGGTTCAGGGGGTTAACTTTCCTGAAGACGCTTACAAGGCTTTGCTTCAGGGCGCGGGTATTCCCCAGATCAAAGCTATTCGGGCGTCCTTCACTATTCAGACGGAGGGGGTCTTGCCTAGCGGGGCGCAAGTGAAGACCCCTGCTAAAGGCAATGAACGGGCTAAGAAGAATGTCCCTAACGCGGCCTTTCGTGGCTAGGGCTTAGTATCAGACTTGTTAGAAACAATCGGAGGGTATGAACCATGACGGCACGCGATCTTACGAATAATGAGGGCGTTGGACAGGTCATTGAGACTTTTGTCATTGACGACAGCACGATCACTTATTCGTCAACGGCTGACGGCGGCTCGACGGCGGTCGGCAAAGCCGTAACGCTTGCGGGCAATCGCACTATTGAACTGGCGGCTGACGCTGACCCTATCCTGGGTAAGCTTATGCTCGTTGAGGCTGACGGGGCGGCGGCGGTCATTACTAAGGGCGTTGTCACGTTGCCGGGCGGTGAAGGGGCTACCTTGACGGTCAATCTTCCCATTGTGGGGGACTTGGGGCCGTCTAGTGCTAAGGGCTATGTTCGCATTGCGGCTTCAGCTACGGCGGCCGAGGTCTTGGCGGCACGCGGCTTTATTGAGGATTCGTCTACAGCTACGGCGGTAGTTGTTCACCTGTAAGCCTTGCGGCTATTCAACACATTCTAGTTAAGACTGACCTACTACGGAGGGCTTGTCATGAGTGATATTACAGTAAAGCATAATCCGGCGGATATGCTTCAGCGAATGGGGCCGGATGTTTACCGAGAGGCTTACAAGGAAGGTGTCACGCTTTCGGCCTTTCTAGAAGCTGAAGACCCTACCACTTCCTACCCGGAGCATGAGCGCGATCTTGACGCTTTCGGGCGGTTGCTTCAGGCGGCGGGAATGCGTACTAATTCGCTGCCTATCTTGGGTCTTCCGGCGTCTACCTGGGAAGACTTTACGGCTACCCCCCAGACGCGGGCTTTGATTCCTGAATGGGCGGCGCGGATCATGCGGCGGGTACAGCATGGCGTAGCGGCTACGCGGGGAACGTCCCCCCTGGCGTCTTCTGATTACGCTATCGGCGGCTTTGCCCGGCCCTATGGGGACTATAACGCGGTCATGTGGGATACCCCCCTGGCCCCGGCTGTCCCCCTTTCGGAGCTTGTGGCGGCTACGGTTCAGATCGCGTCTAGCCACTATCGCGCCTTTTACATGACCGATGATGGGATCAATACGGGTATGTATCGGGTTGCTGAAGGGGCCGAGATTCCTGCTACGCGCTTTGTCGGGGCGGCTAACGTTGTCCCCCTTTACAAGTATGGTCGGCGTCTTGACCTGACCTATGAAGTCTTGCGGCGTATGCCCGTTGACCTGATCGAGCTTTACATTCAGCGGGTAGCTGTCCGGTCTGAGATCGACAAGGTCGGCGCGGCTATTAGCGTCCTGATTAACGGGGACGGCAATAGTAACGCGGCTACCAGCTACGATCTGACCGATATTGACACGGCGGCAACGGCGGGAACCTTGACGCTGAAGGGCTACCTGGGCTTTAAGCTGAAGTTTGGCGACGAATTGATTATGACCGCTGCCCTGGTTCAGGAGGCGGTTGCGCTTCAGATGATGCTCCTTCAGATGGGATCGGCGGCTGTCCCCCTTGTGACACTTGGCAACAATGGGATCGGCGGCTTTGTCCAGATTAACCGGGCGTTGTCTGACGCGGTCCGTCTGGGCGTTACGTCGGCGGCCCCGGCCCTGAAGATCGTAGGTCTTGACGCTCGTCAGGCGTTGATTCAAGTCTACGAGATCGGCGGTACTGTTACCGAGACTGCCCGCTTTGTTGAACGTCAGACCGAGACGCTTGTCCTGTCTGAAGTGGTCGGCTTTGCTAAGATGAATGAGGCGGCTGTCAAGGTACTTGACATTAACGCTTAAGCGGGCTGACAGTAGCGGTCTATTAGTGAAGGGGGGGGACAGCCTCCCCCTATGAGGTTGCGTTATGCCTAATCTGACATGGGTCAAGCCTAGCAAGGATCAGGAACCGGCTACTATTGTCCTTTGGGAACGGTCAGACGATCACCCAGGGGGCGAGGTCTATATCTTGGGCGATTCGGGGCCGGTTCAGGTTGCTATGACCCCTGCTGTCACACAGCGGCTAAAGCGGGGTCAGTTGGTTGAGGTAGATCGTCCTGGCAAAGGGGCGGGGCCGGTAGCGGCGGCTGAAGTCAGCCCCCCTAGCCAGACGGCGGTAGCGGTTGCTAAGACCCCCCCTGACAGCCGGGGCGGGGCTAAGCGGGCGGCCGGGTCTAGAGTCGGCGGCCTTTAGGCGGCTTCAGCTATGGCATTGCTGACAGCACTAGACTACCCGGAGATCAGGGCGTTGATTGACGCACAATTGACGGCTAACGATCTAAGGGACTCGGTCATAGGCGCGGACGTTCACTTAGGGCAAGCCGAAAGGGAGATCGTTGCGCGGGTCAGCAATGCCCAGGCTTTTGTAGACGCTGAAGGTCAGGACGGGGAAAGGGTTAAGTATGCTGCTAAATGCCTGACAGCGGCTAGTCTAGTCCCCGTAGCGGTCAGGCTAACATCTTTAACAGTACAGGCTAGGGACATGGCCTATAGCCGTCAAGCGTTTGACCCTGTCAAGCGGGCGGCCGAATTACGGGCTAAGGCTGAAGCTGTCTTAGATCAGCTAGAAGCTGATAGCCCTTACAAGGTTGTGATTCCCCCTAGAATGTTTCGGCGTGCGATAGCGGGCCGGAGGCAGTAGTGGCGAGCGGTTATTCTATCAGGCTAGACGGTCTAGACGAATTAAAGAAGCGGCTAGACATTCTAGAAAATATCGGATCGGCCCTTAAGCCGGTCTGGGCTTTGATAGGAAAGACGCTGTATGAAGTCACTAGGAAGTATCCTCCTCCCCCCCCGAATAGCACATATATCAGGACTTACAGACTTTTCAATAGTTGGCAGTTACAAGTGTCAGCGGTTGATTCAGGTCAGGTCATAGTTATTGAGTCTGGCGGGGTAGATTATGCGCCATACGTTCAGGGGCGGTCTACCCAGGCGGGGATTCATAGAAACCGTTGGCAAACGATAGAAGACGTGGCCGAGCAACAAGAGGGCTACGTTGAAAAAGAAAGCATGTCCTTTCTAGTAGGGCTACTGAAATGAGTGATGATCAAGGCGCGGCGCTGACAGCACTTAAGACGCTGCTAGGGGCAATGGTCCCCGGAGGCGGGGAACCTTCCCCGGTCGGGGTCTACGTTTACCCTGACGAATACAGCACGCTTAATCTAGACGCTTTGCCTGTCATTCTTATTAGTGAGGCGGTCGGGCTACCTTCAGCTATGGCTAGACAAGCCCAGACTAGGGCTATGGTTCACAAGTGGCAAGCCCAGATCATGATCCTACTAGCTGAAGGAACCTTGACAGATGACAGGTCAGCGGCCGAGGTTGCGGCGCGGCATAGACCCTGGGTCAACGTCTTAGCCAAGACCCTTGTAGCGAATGGCACGCTTTCGGGGACGGTCTACGGGGTCGGCATTCAGATACCCGGCGATCTTTACACCTATCGGATCGGCCATATTCCCTGGTGGGCTACCCGGAATTTCTGGGGGGTAGTTGCGACAGTTGACATTTATCAGAAAGTCAGCGGCCTAGCAGGGCCGTAAGGGAGGTGTTATGTCTGATAACAGCATAGTTTACTACTATGAAGGGCCGGGGGTCTTGTCTGACGCTCCTACTGAAGATGTTACTTTGGGCATGTGGAAGGGGCTACCCCTTCACATTCGCAAGAGCATAGCCTACAGCCCATTTTACCGGCGCGGTACTGCCCCCCTTCCTGAAGAGGATCGGGGCATGGTAACGCGGGCTAAGGCGGCGCGGGCTGAAGCTAAAGAGGCTGAAGACGCTAAACCGGCGCGGGGCAAGGCTGAAGACGCTGAACCGGCGCGGGGCAAGGCTGAAGACGCTAAACCGGCGCGGGGCAAGGCTGAAGACGCTGAACCGGCGC